GCTTCTTCTTTTGTTAATATCATATAATGTATATTTCACTGTTAATTCTTCACCCGCCTCTATATCTTTATCACCAACTGACAAAAAAATGTATTCAGAGGTTGGATCATCTTTACATATCTTTACACAATTAGGAGTATCACTATGATTTATAAACCCACCTAAAGGAGTTCTCCATACACCATCATGCGCTGGCTCAGCCTTTATCCAACCTATACCTAAAAATCTTTCAGCAGGAATTCTTTCTACGGCAAATAAACCAAGGCCATGTACTTTTGATTCTTTAATCGTTAAGGTATCTGGTAATGGATTATACATTTTCATCCAAATAACGCCTCTAATGTCCTTTGCGTTCCATAACTTCTATCAATTTGCCAACCAATCTCTTTTACAATAAAATTTAAAGGTTCAACAAAACTCTTATCAAACATTATATCACGATCTATAATATCATTCAAGTCAAATTCTTTAGGAAAATTTGCTATAAATGAAATTGAATTACTTTGAAGTATGTTTGGTTTTCTCAATTCAAGATATTTTATCTTCTCACCTTCTTGTATCAGCGGATACTTATGAGTAAGATTTTTCTGCTTCAAAAGATGATTATACATTAACACACCTTTAACATGAATAGGGGTGCCCTTTTTAAAAACGCCGGAAGAATCCGACCACTTAGATAGCCCATTACAAGACCTTGGATATGCTATTTCTTCTGGAGACAATTTCATAAACACCTTACGGAAGCTTTGTATAAATGTATTTAAAGATACTTCATCATCATTAATAATAATTTTCAAAGCTGTTTTAATCATATCTCTACACGGTGCTGGTGTAGAAGATTTCACCGCCTCTATACCCATCATCTTTATCCTAGGCTCATCATAACGAACCCCCTCACTATCATGGACATTTAAGATATATCTTTTCTTCGCAATCCAAATGGCTTTATCTGCAATAACTTCTCGCTTCATAAACATTTTTTGGTCAAAGGCATTTACATATTCAGCAAGCTCTCCATAAGATTCTTCAATAAAAGGTTCCAACTTCTGCGAAGCGACTTTGGCCAAGAAAGTGACGATTTTATCTGTCGGTATATTATCTCTTTCGCCAAAAGATTTAGATACCAATTCATCAAGGCAGACGTAAATGGAATCTGTATCTGATGCAACCACATAATCCTTATCTTCTGTTTGTAAAATTCTGTTAAGATATTCATTTACTTTATTTTCAACCCATCTAATCGACAACTGTCCTGCTGTTGTAATTGCAGTTGCCATACTGTTACTATAAAATCTAAAATATTCATTACCAATAGCACCATATGCGCTATTCAAGGCAATCTTTCTCGCCATTTGAATATTATTAAATTTAGAAATATCGTTTAAATATTTCGTTTGTTTTGTTTCTTCATATTTTTTCCGAGCTTCAATAGATTTCTGTTTAAAAATAACTCTTTCAGAATAAAACTTCTCCATCAATGCGGGCATGAAGCCTTTATATTTATTCGTAAACATAGATCCATTTGGTGTAGTAGAGCAATTTGGATCAAAATAAATATGCGAACTTTTCTCCAACAATGCTTCGACATTAACACTAAGATTTCTATCCTTCATTAAAGTTTCTGTAGAAATATTATACTGCTGTATCAGATGTGGATACAAACTATTTAAATCAAATGATACAATCCATTTATGCAAACCAACTTGTGGTTCTTTTACATAAGCACCCTCATATCTCTCTCCCTTACTACTACGAGTTTTCATCGGCGTAATTACATTTCTCTCCCACAAAAAGTTGAAAATAATAACATCCCACATCCGAACTTGAGAAAATACATCTTGAGGATTCATTCTACCCTCATACGCCATGGTTAAATGCAACTCAATGAGTTTCATTTTTTTCTCAAGCCGGTCAATAAGCTCTACGTCTTGGATATTGTAATCAATAAACGATTGATAATCATTTGTATACCATTCTTTATAAGTTTCGTATGGGTTCTCATGTTTCTGCTGACCTAACTCTACTTGTGCTATATAATCTAAACGATAAGATTCTCTATTTGTATAAGTATATTTTCTATACAACTCCAAATAATCCAATGTAGATATTCCAAAAATATCATATGAATTTTGCGGCCGAGCGCCTATATATGTTGTTCTTGAATGTACAATATTCCATGGAGAAAATCTATTCTTTTCATCTTCTCCCAATATCTTATCTATTCTATTACAAAGATATGGCATATCAAAATACTTAATATTCCATCCAGTAATAATATCTGGGCCATAATTTTCCCAGAAATCTAAAAATCGTTTTAAAAGATCCTTTTCATTATAGCATTCAACATATTGAACATCAGAATTATGAATCTCATACGGGCGAGTGCCCCAAACAAGAATTTGTTTGTTAGTATAATTTTTTACTGTAATCGAAAGTAGTTCTTCCTCTGCGACTGTCGGATCAGGAAAACCATTCTCTGAGGCGACCTCAATATCTAAAGAAAGAACATTTAATTGACTAAAATCCCAATTAACAATTCCTGGATGGTTTTCAGCCAACCAAGAAAAGGCGAATCTTTCCATACCAAATACTAAATCTTTTTGATCCTCATATTTCTCCATGAACTGTTTAGCCTCATGGATACTATCAAAGGAAATCGGAGCGAGAGAATGTCCGGAAAGGGATTTGTAATCTGTCTTTTTTTGAACGGGAACGTAAAGCGTAGGCTTATACCGTACTTTACGTTTTACTTTTTTCCCGTCTTTAAACTCACGAATGAGGAGATTATTTCCACGCTGAATAACATTAATATAAAAATCTTTCATTCAACCATTATATCATAAAAATCAAAATAAGTCAAAGGCTCCCTTCTTAAAAGTTCCATCTGGCTCTACACCATGTTTAGTCGAAACTACAAAAGTTTTAGCTGGGTTAACCATAACATTAGCCCTTCGCATAAATCTCTGATTCATTAAACATTTAGTTGTCTTATGACCTCTATCATCTACTATAAATTGTACGTCTTTATATACTCGTCCATTAAAATCTATATCTAAATGTATTGAGGGGCGTTCTATAGGAGTTTTAGATGACCATGACCATTTACCCTGTTCATACTTCCGCATCTCAACTAAATCATGTTTAAAGGTTTTACCATTGTTTTTCCATATAACCTTTTTACCCTCTACTTTCCATTCATCACAGTGCATTATAGCTCGAGCACTATTACCAGTATCAAAATTAGCTACAATCTGACCTACGCCTAAAATTTCAAGTCTTTCAAATCTACCCACTTCTAATGCTACAGGATGTCTATTCTTAGGATTCTGAAAATAATCTAAAAGTTCTTTAATTATATTTCTACCAGTTGCTGTTTCTATACCTTCTGTACCTGGAGAATGATTAACTTCTAAAATATAAGGAGGTTCTTTTTCTGGTTTTTGGCTAGGTATAAAATCAACAGCTGTCCAAACTCCACTTACAGCCTTTGCTGCTAATAAACTTTGCTCAATTTCTAATGCAGTTAATTTATACTCTTTTACTTTAGCACCTTGTGAAAAATTACTTCTAAAATCTCCTTCCAAAACTTCTCTTGACATAGCAGCTATAACAGTATCATTTAAAACTATAACTCTTACATCAAAATTTGTTTTTATATACTGTTGAAGTAATAAATCAGCATCTGGATCTTGTTTGAAAAGTAATTGTACAACAGCATCTAAAGACCTTTCAGATTCTATGAATACAACACCTACACCTTTTGATCCTTCTAATGTTTTCAAAACTAATGGAAAATCTACATCTAAATTTTCTACTGCTTGTTTAACACTTTCTTGATTTGGTATCAATGCTGTTTTAGGTTGTGTTAAACCATCCCTTTCAAGTCTAATAGCAGCTCTATACTTATCAGAACATACAGCAATCGTATCTCTACTATTAACCATAGTTGCCCCGGTTCTTTCTAATTGAGATATCAAAGCTAGCCAACTCAATTTCATCATAGCCGGACCACGCACTATTACTATAGTATTAGTATCTACTACAAATCCTTTAGGATCATCTTTATTATAAACTGTATGTATATTTTCAACAGAATTAAAATAAGCTCCATCTATAGACACTATATAACATTCAATTTTTTGTTTTTCACACTCCTCTAAAACTCGTCTGGCTGTACGAAAATACTTATGGTTTTTTGGAGCATATGGTCCCTTCCCGGTCTCAGAAACAACAACCACCTTATAGGGCTTTGGTTTTTTAGATTCTTTTTTCTGTTCAGCCAAAGTTCCTCTGGCTTTACGAACCATTGAAAATGAATTTGTCATTTATTATCCCATTAAAACTTTTGGCTGTGGTACTGCTATACCAGAACCAAAAACTCTACGGTAGTTATCTTCAATTTCTTGGGAGGGGTTTGATACAGTTACTACCCAATCCTTTGCAATAGAAAATTCTTTACTTTTACTAAAAGGCTGCCATGGCACCATACCCATCTGTATTGTATTTCCTCTACCGTCTGGCATAGGCATTAGTACGGCAGGGTTCTCTATACGATAGCTCGTTTCAGTTTCATACAATTCTCCTAATACATCCTCACCACTTTGCATTCTCAATAATTTAATCATCACGTTTCTTTCCAATATTATATTTTGTTTCCAAGACCCACTCGTCCTTTTCCCTAAAAGATAAAATCTTTATTTGAGATAACGGTGCTCTCGGTTCAGCTATACCAACAATCTCTAAAAGGTCCCATTCTTCTAACAATTTTGTTATAGCGTTTCTGCGCTCTACATCATTTTGCGACAAATTTGCTTGCTTTCCATCCAGCGCAAACAATTCTTTAAAATGCACTATAAAATAAAGACCTTGTTTGTGTAGAATATGACAAGACTGGTATAACTTCTTCTCTTTGCGAGAAGATACTCCTATGCGGGATAATGTTTCACGAATTTTTAGAAAATCATCCGGATCCTTTAGGCGGACTTCTAACATCAATCCTGGATCCCATTCCACCAACTCCATTTTTTCCACCTCGACTTATTATTTTTTTTATATAATCAATTTGTTCATTAGTTAATATATCAAGAGCTTGTCTAGCCTTTTCATTACTATAACCATAATACTCTTTAACATAATCAAGATTTTTAATCTTGTTAGACCTAATCCACTTACTAAATCTCTTTTTGGGTCTTATACTATTTAGTAAAAATTGAAATTGAAGGTTCTTATCAAGGTGATGCATTTTATTCATTTCATTAACAAACAAAATACAATCTGGGAAAGAAGATAATGCCTTGTTTACTATAAAGGCAGGGTATCTCTTTTCCCAAAATTCATCTTCACTATCCATCAAATCAATTTTCTGATGATTGATAGCATTAAGATAATGTTTTAATTGGTATGGAGGTTCTTGATTTTTCATAGCCAAACTAAACTTCCTTCATTCTTATATAGATAAACATCACCTGGTAAAGATCCTTTAGACCAATTGTGCTCTCCCACTAAAGACATTCCCATCTTTGTATAAAAACTTTTGGCTACAATATTATCTCTACGCACGGACAACCAAACTAATGTATTAATGTAATCAAAAAAACATTGTAAATTTTCGTTTAACATATCTTTTTATTTAATACTCTTTCAAACTCTTTATAATATTCATCTTCCTGTGGTATCTTATTTAAGAAATCATCTTGTACTTTTTTAAAATATTTTCTATCTCTTTTTACTATTTTTAGCTTATCATAAAATTCATCTTTTGTCAATATTCTTTGGAATTCATCTGAAACTAATAGGTTATTTTTATCATAATCTTTCCATACAAATGGAAATACATCACAAGCAATTGCCTCGGGGTATCTACCTGTAACCGCTGTTGGGTCTATCCAATTAAAACATATTGTAGTATAACAATCATCTAGGTATCCTATTATCTCTTTCATAGATATCCATTTCCTTTGTACTTCAAATGGCCATCTACCTATAATTGTAGATGATATTTCTGGATCTTTATGAATAGATTTTATAACACTACATCTTTCATCTTTTGTTTTTACACCACCTGCATTTTTAGTTTTATCAGAACCCCAATATATAAAATCTGTTTTTTTCTCACTAGGAAATCTAGGTTGTCTTTTTATATAATAATACTTTAAGGAGTGTAAACCTAAAGGAAAATCCATTTCATCTATTATATTAAATGACGCAGGTTTAACTTGATTTTCAAATGTAAATTTCATTACTAAATTTTCATCTACACCTCTATCCTGTGTTAATAAAATTATATTTTTATTATTTAAATATTCATAAGTCTTTCTAATTTCTGATTGAGATTTTTCTACATCCCTTGGGTGCATAGCATTTGCAAAATATATAAACTCTTGTACGGCAGGAAATATAATAACATCAGCATTTTTTATTGAGTCTAAATTTCTTTCTGCACCTTTATTAGCAAACGCAAAATTATAATAACTATATTTGTGTTGTTTATTATTTTCTACATAGTGTCTAAAGCACTCATAAAAAACATCCATACCATATTCTAATACATCGGTATAATTAACTCTCTTTCTTAAACTGGCAAAACAAATTTTCACATTATGCTCCGATATTCCAAAATAATATACTGCCCTCGATATTATCTACATTCTTTCCTAACCAATCCCAAACTTTAACATCCCAAAATCTATTGCAAGGAAAAGGAACTTCTACATAATCCATCGTATCAAAAAAACCATAGGTAGAATAATGAACTTTAATCTGACCACTATTTACTTTTTCCATTAATCCATATTTTGCGAAAGCTCTTTCTGCCTTGGCTTGTTTTCCTGTGGACACAAGATAAACTTGCTTTCCTCTGAACCCTTGACTCATTCCAAGACAAGTACAAGGTGTTCCACAAGATACTACCAAATTATCAAAATTTTCTGTTAAATTTGCCACTCTATCTTTCCAATAATCAATATAAACTGGAACTTCAAACGCATACGGAAATGGATACCACCCATTTTCTCTGGACATTTTTTTAAGTACACCAATAACTACAGCATCCATATTTGGTCTTATAGGAATTGGTTCTCCTCCACTTTCAACAATTTTTTCAATCGTTGCCTTTGGAAATGTTTTAGAATTGGGATAACCTATCTTAACATCATATCCTAATTCCGTTCCAATTTTTGACAATGCCCACCCACTCCAGGATGCACGATTGCACATATAGGAAACTGGTTTGGACTTGTCTATGTAATCAAGTCCAAGTGGACTTTTATGATTAAAAAT